CAGGCACCAGGCCCGCAAAGTGTCGTGGGAACAGCCCAGCTTCGAGGCGACTGCCCGGTAAGCGGCGTTGTCGCTGGTGAAGCACTCTATCTCCCCGTGGCTTCAGCGGATCGAGCAAGAGATCAATCTGAAGCTCTTCGACGCCCGAGGCGACCGGTTCGTCAACTTCAACCTCGACGGCTTGCTGCGCGGCGCATTCACCGAGCGGATGCAGGGCTACGCCACGAGCATCACGCACGGCATTCGCACGAGCAACGAGATCAGGGCGCTGGAAAATCTACCGCCGGTCCCCGAAGGCGATCGGCTGATGATTCAGGGGGCTACTGTGCCCCTGGCGACGGCGGGCGAGCAACCCGAGCCGGTGACGGCCCCCGAGCCCGAGGGCGAAGAAGAGGAAGGCGAGGACGATGATCCCCGAGACTAGATGCGCACCTGAAATCCGCTTCGAGCAGCGGGCCGGCGGCAAGCGCCAAATCGTCGGCTATGCCGCCAAATTCGGAGAGGAAACAACCATCGCGGGGCGTTTCCGCGAGCGGATCGAGCGCGGGGCCTTTCGCCGGGCGATCGCCGAGGACGACATCCGGGCGCTGATCAACCACTCGCCTGAAAGAGTGCTCGGCAGGCTGAAAAGCGGCACGCTTCGGCTTGAAGAAGACGCGATCGGTCTTCGGTACGAGATCGACCCGCCCGAGACCGAGGCGGCTCGCGAGCTGGTGACGCTGATTGAGCGGGGGGACGTGTCGGGGGCGAGCTTCGGGTTCCAAGTGCGCCAAGGCGGCGAAGATTGGAGCTACGACGCGCAGCCGCCGTTGCGGTCCCTGACCGATATTTCGTTGTTCGATGTGAGCGTGGTCACCTACCCCGCTTACGCTTCGGCCACAGCGGCCCTGCGGTCGCTTCACGCGGCCGAGAACACGGCACGGCGTGAGCAGTTGGAAGCAAAGCTCGCTGAGAGATTGGCGAAGCTCAACAGATAGCCTTGCGGTCTGCCGCACGGCTTTGACGGGCGCCTTCGGGCGCCTTTTTCTTTGCTCAGGAGGATGAAATGAGCACTGTCAAGAGTATGCGGCAGGAGCAAGAGCGACTTGCCGCCGAGGCCAGGAGCACCCTGGACGAGATCACCCCGGACACCGACGAAGCCCGCACGGCTGAGTTGAATCAAAGGGCGGACAAGGCTTTCGCCGAGTTCGACAAGCTCGACGAGCGGATTGCTCGTGAAGAGCGCGCGGCTGCGATGGCCGAGCGGTTGAACGCACCGGACCCCCGCCGCCCGACTGGCGCCAACGGTTCCGCCGACACTCGCTCGGCAACCCGGGGCGTTACCCCCGAAGAGGCGTTCCGGTCGTATCTCGTTTACGGCGCCAACGGCATGCCGGCCGAGCACCGTTCGATGCTGATGCAGCCCCGTGCGGAAACCCGCGCAATGTCGGTCGGCACGCCGTCGGCTGGCGGTTACACGGTGCCCACCACGCTCGCGAGCGAGATCATCAAGAGCATGGTTGCGTGGGGGCCGATGCTCGACCCGGGCGTTACCCGCGAGATCGTCACCGAGCGCGGCGAAACGATCAACTGGCCGACGATGGACGACACCTCGACCGTTGCGGCGGTTGTCGGTGAGAATACCGAGGTGACGACCCCCGGTGACCTCGCCTTCGGGCAGAAGTCTCTCGGCGCCTTCAAGTACACTACCGGCTTGATCAAAGTCTCGTTGGAGCTGGCGCAGGACAATATCGTCAACCTCGAAACGGTGATCCGCGATGCGATGGCCGAGCGTCTTGGCCGTGGTGTCAACGCTCACCTGACCACGGGCGGTGGCACTACGGTGCCGTGGGGTATCGTCGCCCGCTCGACGGAGGGGCACGAAGCCCCCGATATCTCGACCACGCCGTCGATCGTCTTCGACGACATGATCGAGCTTCAGCACAGCGTCGACCCTGCCTACCGGGCCGACCCGTCTTGCGCTTGGATGTTCAACGACTCCACGCTCAAAGCGCTGCGCAAGCTGAAAGACCTCGAAGGGCGATATATCTGGCAACCAGCCGATGCCGCTACGGGCGCCCGCGCGACGATCCTGGGCAACCGTTACGTCGTCAACCAGGCGATGGCAGACATTGCCGCCACCGAAAAGACGGTCCTTTTCGGCGCCATGAACCGTTACATCGTTCGTCGCGTCCGCGAGCTTTCGATCGCGCGCCTCGATGAGCGTTATGCGGAGTTCGGGCAGGTGGCGTTTATCGGCTTCGCCCGCTTCGACGGCGAGCTGATGGACACCGCGGCCGTCAAGCACATCGTTCAGGAAACCTGAGCCTGACGATTGAGGGGGCGGGCTTCGGCCCGTCCCTTCCTCTTTCGAGGTGACATAATGAGCGCATGGCAACGGCTGACCCGCACCGTCGCCCCGGCCACGGCGGCAATCTCGCTCGCCACGGCAAAGGCGCATCTGCGGGTCGAGTTCGCAGACGACGACGGCTACATCGAGCAGCTTATCGAGGCGGCAACCGCCACAGTCGAGGGGCCGAACGGTATCGGCTTGGCGCTGGTCACCCAGACGTGGAAGCTCACCCGAGACGGCGGCTTGTTCCTGCCCATGGAGCTGCCGCTAGGCCCGGTGCAGTCGGTGACCAGCGTTTCCTACGTCGACACCGACGGCGCACCGCAAACGCTGTCCAGCGACGCCTACGACGTCTTTTCCGATCGCCGGCCGGCGGTGATCGACCTTGCCTACGGCGCGAGCCTGCCGTCGGTGCGCAAGCAGTTGAACGCGGCAACCGTGACGTTCGTTGCCGGCTTCGGCGCCACGCCTGATGCAATCCCGGCGGACCTCCGCTCGGCGCTCTTGCTGATGATCGGCCACTGGTACCACCAACGCGAGGCGGTGGTTGTCGGCACGACGGCGGTGCAGTTGCCGATGGGTGTCGCGTCGATCTTGGAGCGCTACCGGTGCGGGCGGTTCGGCGAATGACTGGCCGTCTACGAGAGCGCGTCCGGATCGAGCGAGAGGTGCGCACCGCTGACGGTGGCGGTGGCGCCTCGCTGAGTTGGCAGACGGTCGCAACGCTCTGGGCCGCGATCGAGCCGCTGAGGGGCCGCGAGCAGCTAGAGGCGATGAAGCTCGAAGCGAGCAACCTCTACAAGGTGACGTTACGCAACCCGGGGCCGACGATCACGGCTGACATGCGGCTCGTATGGCTCACCGGTGACAACGAAGAACTCAACATTCGCGAGGCGCCGAGGGTGCCGAAGCACCAGCTTTTCCGTGTGCTTATGGCTGAGGGCGGGGTCGGGCAATAATGGTCAAGAAGGCGGTCACAATCCGCGGGGCGCCGTCACTGCGGCGTGTTTTGCGGCAGGCGCCTAAAGAGGTCGGCGACAATCTGCGGGAAGCGATCGCCGAGGGGGCCGAGGCGTTGCACCGTGACATGCTCGCCAACGTGCCGCGGGATAGCGGCGACCTCGCGGCCTCGATCGGCAAGAAGGTTTCTCGCGACGGTTTTTCCGCCCGCGTTGGCCCGGGCGCCAAGGGCAAGCGCGCCATGCGAAAAGCCGGGTGGCGGGCACATTTCGCCGAGTTCGGCACGAAGTACCAAGCGGCGCAGCCGTTCGTTGAACCGGCAATGAAGCGGAACGAACCGGAAATTAGGGGCGAGATCGCCGACGGCGTTCGCGACGCTCTCATAGCTTTGGGCAAAATGTGATGCCGAGCCTTTGGAACGTGCAAAAGGCGATCTACGCAGCGTTGACCGGTGACGCGCCGCTGATGGCGTTGGTCGAGGGCGTCTACGACCACGTGCCGCAGAGTAGTGACTTCGAGTTCGTCGTGATCGGTGACGACGAGAGCAGCGACTTCGACGACGACCGCGAGGCCGGGTTCGACACTGTGGCGACCGTTCACGTTTGGACCCGACTGCACCGGGGGCGAAAGGTGCTGAAGGACATTCAAGCCGAAGTTCACCGCGTGTTGCACCGTAATTTGCTGAGCGTCACTGCCGCCAACACGGTCGAGACGTTTATCGAGCTTACTGACAGTTTTCTGGAACCCGATGGCGTCACCTACCACGGGGTCCAGCGTTGTCGCATCATCACCATGCCATAGGAGGTCAATATGGCTGCTACCACGGGCCGAGCGGTCCTTATCACCTGGGACAGCGTCGACATTGCGGCGCGGACCAAGACGATCACCATCAACGGCGCACCGATCGACGTATCGGACGATCGCTCAGACGGTTGGCGGGAAGTGCTCGCGACCTCGGTCGACGAAAAGGGCATGAATATCGCGATCGAGGGCCTCTACAAGGGCAGCGACCTTCGGCTGAAGAACAACACCGAGGGCGCCGCGACGATCACCATGCCCGGCAGCGAAGGCACGATCACCGGGCAGTTTGTGCTCACCGGATTCGAGCTTCAGGGCGAGTACAAAGAGGCGACCAAGTTCACTGCTGAGCTGCACAGCACTGGCGTGGTCACGCAGGCTGCGGATACCCCGTGATGTTCGACGACGTAGAGCTGAGCTGGGCGGGCAAGACCTACACGGTCCCCGCCCGGCGCCGCATGGAAGCAATGGCCCGCGTCGAGCAAGTGCTGACGTTCGGCGAATTGGCTCGCTTCCTCTCCGAGCGGCAGGAAGTGCCGCCGTATACGACTGCCCGCGCGTTCGGCGCGCTACTGCGCTTTGCTGGTGCGAAGGTCACCGACGGGGAGGTGCTTCGCGCGTTATTCGGCGGCGGTGGTGACGGCGAGGCCATGGCGGCGGCGGTCAACGCCCTGGTCGAGATGCTCGCACCGCCCCCGATTGCTTCCGAGGGGGATGGCAACGCCGCGGAAAACCCTACAGCCGCGGAGTAGCCGAGACCTTCTATCGGTTGCTCGTAGTCCATTGGGGCGTTCAGCCCGGCGATTTTTGGCAGATGACACCGGGCGAGATCGCATGGTTCGTCGACGAGAAAACGCAGGCGAGCCGACGCGAGGCGGAAGCCGAAGAGCTTTATCAAATGCTAGAGGGGTGCTGACGTGGCGCAAATAGGCAACCTGGTTGTCCGGATCGGCGCCGACGCGCGGGACTTCAACCGTGGCATTCACAGCGCCTCGGCAAGAATACGGCGATTCGAGTCGACGACCACCCGCATGGGGCGCACGGTCGCCGCAGTGCAGCCAAGGCTTCTTGCGTTGGCCCGAGGGGCCGGCATCGCCGCCGGGGCGCTGAGCGGTGCCGCCGTTGCGACCGCGCTGCTGACACAGCGCTTTGCGGAACAAGCGGATCAGATTGGCAAGACGGCCAGCAAGGTCGGCTTGTCCACCACCGCTTTGCAAGAGCTGCGCTTCGCCGCTGAGCGATCGGGCGTTGCCGCCGGCACGCTCGACATGGCGTTGCAGCGCTTCTCGCGACGGGTGGCCGAGGCCGCGGCGGGTGGCGGCGAGCTGAAGGGCGTGCTCGACGAGCTGGGTATCTCGGCGGTCGACAGCGAGGGGCGAACGCGGGCGGTTGAAGCCGTGCTCTCCGACGTGGCCGAAGCAATGGCCGCAACGGGCAGTGAAAGCGACCGTCTTCGGATTGCGTTCAAGGCGTTCGACAGTGAGGGCGCCGCTCTCGTCAACATGCTGAAGGACGGCCGGATCGGGCTCGATCGGCTCCGCGAGGCGGCGCGAGAGACTGGCGCCATCATGTCGGCTGAGCTGATCGAGGCGTCGACGGCGTTGACTGACGATGTGCAGTTGCTGAACGCCGAACTGGCCGACACGCGAAACCAGCTTATGGGAAGTCTGGTGCCGGCAGTTGGTGCCGTGGTGCCGGAGCTGACCAGTCTTGTCGCCGCGGTCAACGAGGTGACCGAAAAACACCGGGTTTGGGAGACGGTCACCGAGCAGGTTTCCATCGCCGTTGCCGAGATGGCGCAATCGGTGACGGACAATTACCGAATGATGGCGCTCGGCGTCTTCGAGCCGACACTTGCGCTTATGGAGCTGTGGGAGCGCTACAACCAGTTTTCGGCGGCGGTCACTGGGCGCGAGCTGGGGGCGTGGCTTTTCGATAGCGACGACGTGCAGCGGGTAAGGGATTACGTCGAGTCCTTGCGGGAAGGCACCGACCTGATTTCGGAGATCATCGCTCGGCAAGAGGAAGCGACGAGCGGCAACTCTGGCCCCTTACGGCTGACGATCGGCGGCGGTGTGACAGGCGACGGGGCGCCGGTCGCCGAGCGGTTCCAGGCCGAGATCGAGCAAGTCCGGCAGCACAACGAGGCCAAGCTGACTGCCGAGGTCGACCACCAAGAGCAGTTGGCCGAAGCGCGGCGCGCGTATTGGCAACAGGCGGCTGAGGCACGCTTCGAGTTTCTCGCGAACGAGTACGACAAAGAGCAGCAAGCGGCGCAGCGCCGAATGCAACTCACCAAGCAAGCCGAGGACTTCATCCGGAACCAAAAGCTGCAAACCGCCTCGATGGCGGCGAGCACGCTGCAACAGATGGCGGGTGACAGCAAGGCCGCGGCGATCGCTGCAATTGCGCTGAACAAAGGCGTGGCCCTGGCGAATATCGCAATTCAAACGGCGGAAGCGATGAGTGCCGCCGTTGCACCCCCGCCGCTGGGCCTCGGCCCGGTAGCCGGCGTGGCATTGGCCGCGAAGATGACGGCGTTCGGCGCGGTACAGGCGGCTCTCGTCACGGCCAGCGGCATCGGGCAGGCGGCGGGGCTCGGTGCAGCGTCCGGCGGCGGCGGTGGTGGTGGCGGCCGTGGTGGCGTGCCGACCGAGCCGGCGCAAGCGTCGACGCCAATAGCCGAGCCGCGACAGACCTTCAGGGTCGAGGGACTCTCCGCCGATACGCTGGTGAGTGGCGAGCAAGTGATCGGCATTCTCAACGAAGCCGCCAAGCGTGGTTTGGTACCGGAGTATTCGCGGTGAGTTGGACAGTAGTAGGCGCCTACGAGGCGAGCGACCTGGAGCTGGCGCGCATCGGGCTCGATAGCAAGCTCGCCACGGCTGACACCCTCGAAAGCCGGCGGGTGAGCGACGACAGCGACAACGAGGACCCCGAATATCCGGTGGTCAATGTCACCCGCCGCAACACCTACGAGACGTGGCGAGCGACAACGTGGTCGCCGAAGATCGTTGCGAGCTGGTCGGCGCCCGTGGACGTGAATTATCTCGCGATCGCCCGGCACAATATCGGCTCGGCGGGCATCACCGACGGCAGCCTTTGGGTGACCCCGACAGGCGGCAGCTTGACGAAGGTTGCCGACTTCGGCTCTGACGACGACGCCCCGCTGCTGGTACCGTTCGCCTCGACCGAGATTGAAGCCGCCGAGATTCGCTTCGGCACCAACGCCCCGTCGATCGTCGCTGTGGTTCATCTGGGCGAGGCGGTGGTCATGGAGCGGCCATTGCGGGCGTCAATGCAACCGGTGTGGCTGAGCCGGCAGACGACCGTCGAAACGCAGACAAGCGAAGCGGGCGAAGTGCTCGGCTCTGTCCTGGTGCGCCGTGGCGGCGCTGTGTCGCCGAGTTGGAACAACCTATCGCGATCGTTCTACAACGCCACGCTCGAAGCCCTGGCCCGCGACCTACCGGCGAACCCGTTCTTTTTGGCGTGGCAGCCTGACGAGCATCCCGACGAGGTGCTCTACGGCACGCTGACAGGTGACGTTACGGGCGACCATATTGCGCGATCGTCGCGCTACTCTTTCGCATTCGACATGCGGGGCATCGCGCCGTGAGCACGACGAGGCGGCCCGTCACCTACTGCGACATTCACCAGAAGACGTGCTCGCTCACCTACGGCTCGGCGCCATGCACGGCAGCGGTGGGTACTACGGGCGCAACCAAGTGTTTCAACACCCGGGCGACGTGCCAGGACCTCGACAACTTCGCCGAGACGACAAAGACACTGCGGCTGGTCGAACCGGTGCAGTCGGTGCCGTTCGATTGGGATGCAATCCCGAGCCTTCGCCGAGTGTCGATCAAGCCGGCGAAGCTGAGCTACGCGGGGCTCTTGCGCGGTACCAGCCCGCTCGGCGTTCGCGGGGCAGTGACGATCGAGGTGCAGGACCACACCGACGGCGACAGCCTCACCGACCCCTATCTCGCCGATCGCGCCTACGACCCCGTGACCCGTGGCACATTTTGGGGCAAGTGGCTGGCACGGCACCAGGACTGGACAGACTTGCAGGTCGACGTGGTGACCGCGGAGCTGGACGACGATGTGCTCTACGACGTCGATTCCGGCAGCATTTCTACCGACGGCTGGGGGCGGGGCTTAGAGAGCGTCGACGGCACCATTACGATCGCCGGCGGCAAGCTCACCTACACCAAGGGCGCAGGCGACGGCACTCGGCCCCGTATCGTCAAACGCTTTGCCGTGATCCCGGGCGTGAAGTACCGCATCACAACGTCGGACCTGACCGGCACGTCGCCGCGGCACGAGTTTTGGATTTCGACGGGCGAGAACGGCGAGTATTTCGACGCGGTGACGGACTACGCGGTCGACGACCCGACCGACGAGGTGTTCACGTCGCCGCTCGCCTATATCTACCTCACCATGCGGTGCGGTACGGGCAGCACCACGGGCGACACCACGCAACTCGAAGAGATCAAGCTAGAGCGCGTTACGAGCAAAACGCGGACCTACTTCCTCGAGGAAGTGGCCGGCCCGGACGCGCGGGGCAACGTCTCGCTCACCTGCCGCGACGTGCTCAGCCGTGTGGGCGACAAGAAGGTGCAGGTGCCGCGGGCTACCGAAGGCACGCTCGACGGTGCGCTCACTTCCGGGGCAACCACGGTGACGATCGAAGTCCCCGGCATTGACCCCGACTTGACGCAATACGCTCAGGTTACGGTCCCCGACACCGACGGCCTCTTGCAGATCGGCGACGAGATCATGCGCTACAGCGGACGCAGCGACGACTCGCCGACGGCTGGCAAGATACAGTTCTTCAGCGTCACCCGCGGCGTTTACGGCACCACGGCCGAGGCGCACGACGACGGCGACAAGGTGCAGTGGGGGCGCGAGTGGATCAACTCGCAACCCTGGGAGGTGGTGGCCGACATCCTGGAATATTGGGGCAACGTGCCGTCGTCCTGGATCGATCGCACGGCGTGGGAAGCCGAGCACGACCGCTGGATGACACCCTACGACCAAATCAGCGGCGCCTTGATCGACCCCACCGACGTGGAGGAAGCCGTCGCCGACGTTCTGGCGTCCTGCCCGGCCTATATCTGGACGGACGTCGAGGGGCAGCAAGTCCGCTTCCGCGCCGTTCGTTCGCCCGATGAAGAGATCGTTCGCCTCGACGACACCGGGGCTTTCCTGGCCGGCACGCCGTCCCGCAAGGTCGAGATCGACGAGCAAGTAAGCCGGGTCGAGGTGTTCCACAACGTCGTCACCTACGGCGAAGACCTCGACGAGATCGCCAATTTCCGCGAAGCCCGCGTTCTGCTCGGCGACCAGTTCGGCCAGCCGCGACCCCGCCGAGTGTTCTCGCGTTGGCTAAAGACGGACACTCAAGCGCTACAGACGGCGCGGACGGTGCTGCTCGCGAGCAACGTGCTGCCGGTCTACATCACGGCCGAGGTGGGCATCCGTTACGTCGACCAAATCGGGCCGGGCTCGATCGTCCGCGTCGACACCCGCAACCTTCAAGACGCCACCGGCGCGCGGGCCCCCGCGTTGTTCCTGGTAGTGTCGGCGGGCGAGAATAACGACGGCACGCGGTTGAAGCTCACCATGCGGACGATCGGCGGCTTTTCGGGCGTTTCGAATTACGCGAGCGACAGCATCCCCGACTACGCGACGGCTACCGCCGACCAAAAGGACGAGAACGGCTTCTACGCCGACGACGACGGCCGGCTCGCCGGGTCGGCAAGCCCGTACAAATACGCATAGGAGATTGCCGCCATGAGTGACTGGACAACAATCGCGAACTCGACGATCGCCGAGGGCGAGCCTATTCGCGCGAGCACGCATCTGGCACTACGCGACAACCCGATCGCCATTGCCGAAGGACGCCCGAATGCGCCGCGGGTAAGTCCCTGGGCCATGGCTGGTGTGGCTGTCTCGACCGGCTCGACCATTCGCTACCTGGACCCGTCGATCGTTGACCAGGATACCACCGATTTTCGCATCGCCTACGCGGTCGCTTTAATGAACGACGGCACGGTCACGGTCGAGTGGACGGCCGAGAGGACTGGCGGAACGGGTGGCGCGAGGACGCAGCTCTACAGGGATCGTTCCGGGACTTCCGCGGCGCAAGGGGTCGAGGAAAGCGACGGCTCGGCGACCACGCACAGCCGCACGGTGACAATCGAGCCCGGCGACGTGATTTATCTGGACTTTCGAATGCAGGACAGCGGTGCGACGGGGCTAGTAAAAGACTTCACGATCAAGACCAGCGGCGGCTTGCTCTACCCGATGCCGCCATGGTTCCGCTACGGCTCGGCACCGACTTGATAAGGGATGCATGATGACCACGCTCACACTCGACCTCGACCGCGTGCTGAACCAGTTGCGCGGCTGGCAAATCTTCGCCACACGCACGAAAGCTCGGGCACAAGCCGGTGAGTTGAACTCTGACCGCGCTCGGCAGATCGTAACGCAGGCGAGGACGACGCTCGAAAACCTCGCGCGCATCCCCCGGACGCCGGCGATCGCCGACAAGGCCGCCGAGGAATGGAGCTACCAGGGCACGATCGGCACCGACTTCAGCGCAATCGAAACGGCCATCGCAGCTTGCGGCAATTGGGTGGCCACTCGTGATAGCGCCCTCTGGACGGGATACGGCATCGAGAACAACTACCCATGGCTCGAAACCGTCCCGACCTTCACTGCCGCGCAAGTGGCTGACCTGATCACGGCGCTCGACAATAGCGATACGGCAATCGCGGCGTTTCTGGGCAATATCGGGCGAACCTAATGGCTAACGCCCGGAGGGTGCGGTAATGGCAATCTCTGTTTGGTCCGGCACTGGCACAGTCAATGCAAGCACGACCGGAACCACCGTAAGCCTGCCCGGCACGCCAGCCGAAGACGACATCTGCATTGTCTTTATCGCTAATGACATCCCCACTCAATTTCCTGCGCTGGTCTCCTCAGCGGGGTGGGAGGTATTCTATCTCGACAATTTAGGTGTGCTGACCCTTGCGGGATATTGGAAACGCATGGGGTCGACGCCTGATACCGGCATCGATATCGACAATGATGAACTTCGCGACCATGCGGTGCTCGCTTACACTATCCGAGGCATCGCGGCGAATGTCTCGCCTTTTGCCGGGCTGATTGACGAGTCGTCAGGGGCAGGTTCTACATTCGACCCGCCGTCACATACGCCGGATTTCGACGGCACCCTGATCATTACGGCCATGGCGATCGACGATACCGATGACGCCATGACAGCCGGGCCGAGTGGCTACAGCAATTTCACGGCCATCGGCGGCGATCAAATCTCCCTGGCAGCGGCCACGAAGACGCAAGCCACGGCGGCTGCTGAGGACCCCGGCGTCTTTACGCTTTCCGGCGCAAATGACGATTGGTCGGGAATTACGTTTTCGCTGCGGGAAGAGACCAGCCCGGCTATTGCCGCCCCCGCTATTACAATCGTCCAGAAGTCGACGGCTTTGGTCGAGGGCTCATCGGTCAACGTCTCGCTCAATAGTTTGCAAGAAGACGACCTCGTTATCGTCTATCGAGCGCGAGATATTTCAGTCGCAAATATCAGCGGTTACACAACCATCGTTGACGATGGCGGCGGCGATACCCCGGGATACTCAGCAGAGTATAAGTTCATGGGGGCGACGCCGGACACGCAAGTTACGATCCCGGCAGCTACAGCACTTCAGCCAGCGGCGGCAGCGGTTGTCGCCTATCGTGGTGTGGATACGACGACGCCTCTCGACGTGACAACGACGACTGCAACCGGGAGCGCCGGGACGCCTAACTCGCCGTCTATCACGACGACGACAGATGGCGCGCTTGTTGTGGCGTTCGGCGCGCATGACGACGACGACATCGACCTAATGGCGCCACCAGAAGGGTTCATTGATTTTATATTGCGCAACGCCGGCGTCGGAAACTCAGCAACCGTTATGGTGGCGCACAGGGTAGTGGCGACCGCGGGGACAGTAAACCCGACTGTTTTTTCGGCGGATTTCACGGATGATTGGTTCGCCGCGACTATCGCACTGCGGCCGGCGGCGACTAGTGGCGGCACGACCTATAGCGAGAGCATCACCCTGGCAGGCGAGGGGGGCACGACGTCGGCGAGGACGGCAACGCTCGGTGCATCGTTCACCCTGGCAGGCGAGGCGGCGGCAACCGAGGCGGCGCGGGCGGATTTCTCGGCAGGCGTGACGCTGGCAGGCAATGCAACGGTGGATCAGCCGAGCGGGGGCCTCACCCTCGACCAAGCGGCGGTGCTTGCGGCGATCGGGGCAGTTACGAGCGCGGGCGGTGCCACGGCTGAAGGGGCGATCGACCTCAACGGCGTGCTCGGCGTTACACCTACGGCACTTCAGACAATCGCGGGCCTGATCAATGTCGGCGCGTCGGCTGGTGCATCGTCGGGGGCATCGCTGGCAATGTCGCTCGCTGCGACGCTCTCGGCATCGTCAGGGCTCACCACGGGCTCGACGGCAGCGGTGGGCGGGTCGGTCGAGATCGGCGCTCAGGCAACGGCACAAGCCCTGCCACGGGTGGATTTGGTCGAGAGCTTCGGGTTTCAGATCAGCGGTAGCGCTGCGGCATCGGGCGGGCAGACCTCGTCGGGTGCGATCAGCCTCGGCGGTGAGGCGGGCGCTACGGTAGCCCCCACCTGGACCTTGGCCGGGACGGTGAGCCTGCCGGGGTCGGCGGGCGCATCGGCGGCATCTCGGCAGGACGCATCACTCGCCGCGAGCTTCGGTGCCGTCGCCGGGATGACGCAGCAGGGCGGTGTCGGCATCATTGACGAGGCGATCAGCCTATCGGGGCTGGCCGGTGCGGTGATCGCGGCGGCTCTCGTGGCCCGTGGTGAGGCAATCTTCGGCGGCTCGGCGGATGCAGTGGCGACAGTGGCGGCAGAGTACCAGCCCGCTGCGGCCTTTGCAGGTGAGGCCGGCGCGAGCAGCAGCGCGAACCTTTCGGCCAGCGGTGACGCAACCCTCGCCGCGGCGGCAAGTGCGGCGGCAAGTGCGGCCGGTGAGTTCCGCCCGTCGGTTTCGCTCGGCGCCGAAGGCGGTGCCACGGGGGCAGCGGCGGTCAATGTGCAGCAGGCGGCGGCCTTCGAAGCGGCAGGCGGCACAGCGGCATCGGCGGCGGGGCAGTTCCAGGCCGGGGCCACGCTGGCAGGTGAAGCCGGCGCAGCGGCGCTAGGCGGGCTGCGGGTCTCGCGCGGTGCCAGCTACGCGATCGAGGCCGGCATCACGGCTTCGGGCGGCCTCATCGTCTCGGGGTCGGTGAGCCTTGCGACCACGGGCGGTGTCGGCGTCACCAGCTCGGCCACGCTCGGCAACGCGGTGTCGTTCACGGCCACGCTCGACGCAGCGGCGGCGGGCTCTCTGAGCATTGCCGAGGCGATCGCTCTTGCCATCGAGCACACCTTCCAGACGGTCGGCAGAGACCCCAGCGTATTTGTCCCGCGGCGCACGATCGCGTTGACGGGCTCGATGATCGGCACCCGTGAGCTTCAAGGCTCAATGGTGCTCGAAGTGCGGCTCGACGGCGCCGCAGAAACCCGGCGGACCTTGATCGGCCGCCTCTCCTAGAAGGACATGACCATGAATACCGCGATCGGCGCCGCAGTGGCGTCAACCCTCTACCACGTCCAGTGCTTCGGGGCCGACGGCTCACTCAAGTGGCAGGAGGACGTGCACAACCTCGTCACCAACGAAGGGCTCGACGACGTTTTGAACGAGTATTTCAAGGGCAGCGCTTACACCGCCGATTGGTACGTCGGCCTCAAAGGCGCCGGTGCTGCCGCTGCGGGTGACACGTTGGCCTCGACGGGCAACTGGACCGAGGTCACCGGCTACACCGGCAATCGTCAGGCGTTGACCCTGGGCTCGGTCTCTGGCCAGTCGGTGAGCAACAGTGGCTCGAAGGCGAGCTTCCCGATCACGGGCTCGGCTACGGTTGCGGGGGCGTTCGTCGCTTCGGTCGCCACCGGCACGGCCGGCACGCTCTACGGTGTCGCGGACTTCAGCACCAGCCGATCGGTCGAGAACGGCGATACGCTGGAGGTGACTGCCACGTTGACGATGGCGTCGGCATGACCGAGCTTGCCGATATCGGCGGGGCGGGGGCCGCGGCCCCCGTCTACGTCGCAGGCGATCACCTGGAATTGGTGGTCACTGTGCTCGACAGCAGCGGCGGAAGCCCGGTCAACGTCACCGGAATCACCGACGCTCGCTTTGTCATCACCCGAAGCGATGCCGGCGGCAACCCAGTCGGCGCGGCGCTGGTCTCGAAGACGCTCGGCGGCGGGATCGCGGTCACCGACGGCCCGGCGGGCGAGATCACTGTCACCCTCGACAATGGTGACACCGGCACCCTGGCCGGCACCTACCGGCACGAGCTGGAGATCACCGATGCGGACGGCCGCATTTCCACAGTGCTGATCGGCGGTTTCGGCGTCGTGGGGCAGGCTATCCTCCCCGACTGATCAACGCTCACTCAGGCGCATCAACTGAGCCGTCGGCGCGATCCCGCACGGTTGCTCGGTTGAGCCGCTGAGCCCCCACGCTGAGGCTGATCGGGATGCCCGCGGGAATGCTGGATTTTCCATAATCCGCATTACCCATTTTTGAACCACCGGCGCCACCACGGTTGCCGTTGGTCGGTGAGCAGCAACGTCAGGCGTTCGGCTTGTGCTCGCCAGCGATCGCGATCCTCGACCACCTCGGCCAGCCTCTCTCGTAACAGCCGGGGCTCTACGTCGTCGCGGGGCGGTGCGGCCGGCTCGGGCGTTGGACGGGTCGGCCATATCCGTTGCACGTCGGCGGGGTCGACCAGCCACCGGCCTTGCTCGTCTTTGCCGGCGGTGAGCCGCCCATCCTTGATCGCTTTTCGGATGCCTTGCCGTGTGATCCGGGCCAGCTTCGCCGCTTCGCCAATGGTGAGCATTTCAGATTTCCCCCGGTTCCGCACCGGGACTATAACGGGGGTTGCGGTATTTCGAGCAACAAGGTGCGCGCTAGTTTCCGTTTTGTTTGCATCCCTCGGCGATTATTAGTATATGGGACGCGCCTTCGGGCAAAAAGATGCCCGGCCCCCTATCAAGTTTAGCGGCTTTTTGGGGGCCGGGCGTGTCGAAAACCGCCGGTGTTGCACCACCGTGGTATCACCTTAAATACCGCCCATTGGTTGATACGGCAACCACAAAAGCGGTCAAGGCCCACAAAAAGTAACACCGGCACATCGCAAGGAATGCGATCGTGCCTGACCAACCGACCAAAACCTCCCGCGTTACCTACCACATTTCGTTGCAGCCAACCGCCAGGGTCGAGGACCCCGGCAGGGCGTTGCAGGCGCTGCTCAAGGCGTCGCTTCGGCTGTACGGCCTCAAATGCACCCGCCTATCGACCAGCGGCTCGCACGACGAGCTTGCTACCCTTCCGCACGCACGCGGGAGGACGGGCGAATGAGCGGCAAAACCGTGCAGCTGGCCGAGCTTTGGGAACGGACCTCGAAGAACGGCAATCGCTATTTCAGCGGCTACATGGGCAAGGCGCAAGTCTTGCTCTTCGACCAGGGCGAGCGGCAGCACCCCAAAGACCCGGCGAAGACCGTTCGCGTGTGGTCCCTCGTGGTCGCCGAGCAATGCCGCGACGGGGGTTCGTCATGAGGGCGGGCACCGAAGCCGAGCGCATCGCCAAGGGGCTCGGCGGCAAGCGGGCGGGCTCGGCGTGGCTGGCGTGCTGCCCCGCACACCCTGACCGCAATCCCTCTCTGCGCATCACTCAGGGCTACAGCCGCGTGCTCTTGCACTGCTACGCTGGGTGCGAGCCGAGCGCGATCATCGGCGAGTTGAAGAAGCGCGGTATCCTCGAAGGCCAGCGGCGCGAGATGCCGGCAACCTATCAGGCGGCGATCGACGCGCACGCACCCCCGGCACGCGACGACCAGGACCGCAAGCGCAAGATCGAGATGGCGCAACTGATTTGGTCGCAAACCGAGGACCTCATGTTCACCCCCGGCGAGGACTATCTGCGCAGCCGCGGTATCGAGATGACCCGGCGCGAAGTTGCCGTGCCCTACATCCTCGACCGCGTGCGCTGGCACCCGGATTGCCCCGTTCGCCGCGACACGGCCCCCGCGGTTGTCGCCCCGGTCACCAACCCCGTCACCGGCACCGTCACCGGCATCTGGCGCGTCGTTCTCGACGAGCACGGCAACAAGGTGGAACGGCTCGGGCTCGGCGACTGCCACGGCGGCGCTGTGCGGCTCGACCCGGCGCTCGACGACGACGAGATCGCGGTCACTGAAGGGCTCGAAGACGGCCTTGCCTGGATGCAGGCCACGGGCTCGCCGGCATGGGCCACGCTCTCGACCAGCGGCATGGCGTCGGTGATCCTGCCCGATCGCTTTCGGCGGGTGACCATCGTTGCCGATCGCGACGAATGGAAAGAGCGGCCGAACGGCACCCGGTACAGGCCCGGTCTCGACGCTGCGAACAAGCTCGCGGCGAGGCTCGGCGGCGAAGGGCGGAAGGTGCGGATCATGCACCCCGCTGCCGCCGACTGCAAAGACATGAACGACGTGATTCGCACTGGAGACCGGGCATGACTGACAGTGAATGGAATGCCCCGATCCCCGAGGGCATGGTGATCTACACGGGCGACGACGAGCACGAGCAGCCGGAGGCCGAGGCCAAGCCGAAGGCCAAGCGCAAGGCCAAGACCAAGAGCAGCGAACGGCGCAACACGGCGAAGCCCCTGATCCGCCTTCAAAACGGGC